CTATTTTCCTCTCCGCCGCCAGATCAGGTTGGTGGCATAGCGCACATCGTCAATGGCGTGGTTGTCGCGGTCGGGGTAGGCGCTGATGAAAGCCCCCTCGCGCTCGCGCTCCAGCTCGTAGGTGCTGAACTCCAGCGCGTGCGCCGGAGCACGGCGCGGGTCGATGACGATCTGCGCCAGCGATTGCAGCCACTTCATCGAGTACGCCACGCTCTCCGCGCCCTTCTCGGCGCCGATGATGTTGGCGCCATACTCGCGGAAATCGGCAATGGACTTGGGTTCGGCGCTGTCGGCCACGATCAGCCCGCGCGCATCGATCAGCCCGGCGGCGCTCAACTCCTCGTAGAGGCGGCGGTTGCCCAGGCGCGTGGCGCGCAGCTCGCCGTAGATGTACAGCACCAGGCGCGCCGCATCGTAGTGCATCAGCCCAAAAGAGAACGGGTCCGGGAAGTAGCCCCAGTCGATGCCGCGCAGCGGGCGCTCAAAGCCGGCGATCTCCTCATCGGAAAGCTCGCGTAGTTCCACATTCTCAAAGACCAGCCCGCCGCTGCCCGTCACCCGGCCCAGATACTCGTGCTCGTAGGCGCGCGGGTTGGCCGTGCGCAGGAACTCGGCCTCGTCCAGAAAGGCGCGGCCCAGCCAATCGGCGGGCGCTTCCAGGTAGGTGGAGTGGTGCTGCAGCTGGCGTTCTTTGGGCAGCAGCGCATACTGGTTGGCCCAGGCGCTGCTGCTGCGCGGGGGGTTGTAGGTCTTAAAGACCCACGCCTCATCACCGCCGCGCAGCACCGATTGCTCCACGCTGCGCACCGCCTCCGGCCCGCGGAACTGATCCAGCTCCTCGAACCACAGCAGGCCAATGTGCCCGAACGCCGGCTTGATGGACTTGATCTTCTCCGGCCGGTCGGCGCCGCGGAAGTAAATTTTTTGATGCGTGGGCAGGTATTCCAGCTCCAGCGGCGTCACGCTGCACTTGAACTGCTCTGCCAGCCCCAGCGCATGGATGGCCCACACCAGCTGCGTGTACACCGAATCGCGCAGGGTGTTGGCCACCTGGCGCAGCGCCAGCGCGTGCAGGCGCGGGTGGTTCACCAGCAGGTAAATGAGCGCCAGCGAAGCAAAGCTGGACTTGGTGGAGCCGCGCCCGCCGCGCAGCAGGTACTCGCTGTGGGCGGCGGCGCGCAGGTCGCGGTAGACCGGGAAGAACGAAGGCGCGATCAGCTCGGCGGGCAGGCTGGGCAGCACACCGGCGGCGGCGCCCTCCTCGGGGCCTTTTTCCAGGCGGTAGTAGCGGCCCAGCTTTTCCAGCGCGGCCTGGGCGTCGTGCAGCTCCACCTCCACCCACTCGTCTTCCCAGGGCTGGGCGGCTTCACCGCGGCCTTCCAGCCGGCGCGTGCGCTTGGTCTTGATCTTTTTGATGAGGTAAAAGTATTCCTGCGCGGCGGGGTTGCCAAAATCGAAGAACACCGCGCCTTCGCTGTCTGTGCGGATGAAGGGCAGGCTGGAGGCGCGCGCCATCACCGAAAGGCGCGCCAGCACCTCGCTCTTGGGCATGGCCAGGCGCTCCAGGCGTTCGTTGATGAGCGCCTGTACGGCCGGGCGCGCCAGCATGGCTGCGCTGCGGCTGCGGCAGGCCGCGGGGGCGGCCTCCGGGTGCAGGCGGGCGTAGGCTTCGGCGGCGTTCATGTTGCAGAGGAAGTACATCTCCACGAACGCCGCCTCACTGCCGCGGCGCCGGGTGGGGGAGGCAGGTGCGGGGGTCACTCCGCTGCGCCGTCCTTGACGAAGAAACGCGTGAACAGGTCGTGCAGGTAGTTGGACCCCTTGCCAATGGCCACCCCGGTGACGATGATGCCAAAGGTGGTCTGCGGGATGCTGCCGGCCCCCACGAACTGCGCCAGCAGGTGGATCAGGTCCAGGCGGTAGAGGAAGGCGGCGCACAGCGCCACGGCGATGGCCGCGTACATCACCAGCCATTTGTAGGGCGCCAGCGCGGGCAGCTTCTGGAAGAGTGTGCCCAGGGCAAACTCCACCAGCGTCTCGATGAGAAACGCCAGAAACAGCACCACCGCCAGGATCACCAGAATGCTTTCGGGCATGGTTGCTCCTTTCGGGTACAAAAAAATAGAGGTACTTGCGTACCTCTACAGGATAGGAGCTTGCCCTTCAGCGGGCAATCGTGAACTTTTGATGGGGGCTCAGTATTAAAAAGGGTATTGCTATTCCATGGATTTTGTTATATGATACCGGTATTGTAGTTGGGGTAAAAAACTAATACCAGAGGTGTTACATGTGTTTTGGAATTGATGACGGAGGCTAGAGAAAAAGAGCCGCTATTGCGGCTCTTTTTTCTTTGTATGCAATTTATAGGGATAAGACCCAGGTTGTATGTTGGCCGCTTCAAATTTTAATATCGATTGCCCGTTCTCCTGACTGTCAATGGTAAACTTACCTTCTAAATTGGTCGGCTTGATTCCCGCAAATTCGATTCCCTTGGGGGCAATAAAAACCAGTGAAAGTTTTTCTGTCAGGTTATCTACGGTCAGGCGACCACTATCCACTTTGCCGGAAATTAAATCCAGGTAGGCACCACGCCAACCACCTCTTAAGGTAAAGGAACTTTCATCTGCAAAAGTTTTAATTGGTGGATCGAGTAATATTGCCAATTCCTTTCTATCTGGTTGGTCATCAATTGTGGTCCAGGGTAGTTCGCATTTGTCGTCAGCATTTTCGACCCGAATATGCAGATCTTCCGATTTATCTTCAGGTTTGCCATCGATAACACCTACTCGAATCTTTACCCAATTGACTGGCGAATCAAGAAAGCCGATACGCATTGTGCGTGTGGTTGTATCGTCCCCTTTTTCAGAAATCTCATGTCGGATTTCCGAGCTTTTTACAATATATTTTGATGGGGTGAGATCTGTTGCTGTACGAATGATTCTGATGGTCGACTGAAGTTGCCTGTTCTTTCTGACCAATAGATCTCGTCTGTTACGGGCGGTATAAGCATGAGCAGAATCAAGCACTATGAGAATGAGGATGATCGACAACAATATGATCCAAATGATGATTCGCGCTGAACGGGCTGTTACTATTTGAGCTATGTCAAGTACAATCGAAATAATGGCAACTGCAGCGAGAATCGACTTAAATACCCAATACCCTGTAGAATGTTCGTCGATTCCCTTATCGACTGTTCTTGCCCACTCCCGAATATCTTCATAAACTTGCGTTTTAAAAGCTCTTGGGCGGTTTGGATTGTTGTCTTCCATGTTGTTTTCCCCGTTTCAATTGTTAGTTTGCAATGCTCAATCATTCTACATATTTTTTGCTCCAATTTCAATAATTTTGCCAACCTATTTAAACCGCTGATGAATTGATCAGCTGAACCCTAACCAGCCCTCCGCGAAGGCCTTCACCCCTCCCGGATCTCCAGCAGCCCGTGCTCGATGGCCAGGCGCACGGCGTGCGCGTTGGAGCTGGCCCCCAGCTTCTGCCGCGCCGAACTGGCGTAATTGCGCGCCACCCCAAAGCTGATCCCCAGCACCAGCGGAATGCCCTTGAGCGGCACGCCCAGCGAGAGCAGCCGCACCACCTCCGTCTCGCGCGGCGAGAGGTGCAGGCGCTTTTCTTCCATGCTAAAAGGCCTCCTCGGCGGGCGGCTCTTCCGGCTGCTCGCGCGCCGAGAGGAACTTGACCACGCCGGCGGTGAGTTCCAGCGCGGCCACCGGCACGCCCTCGCGCAGGTAAGCGCGCGCGCTCACGCGCCCCTCCACCAGCACCAGCTTGCCTTTGGCCAGGTAGGCCGCGCAGGCCTCGGCCAGCTTGCCCCAGGCCGCCACGCGGAACCAGGTGGTCTGCTTCACCGCGGCGCCGGCGGCATCAGTATAGCTGGCGTCCACCGCCACGCTGAAGTTGGTCACGGCCTTGCCGGCCGGGGTGTAGCGCATCTCCGGGTCGCCGCCCAGATGCCCCACAATGGTGATCGTCTGATACATCGTCTTCCTCCTTGGCTAATGGTGCACAAACTCGCCGAACTGGCCCAGGTAATCCGGCTCGCGCTCGCGGCTGCGCAGGCGGCTGCGGTTGAGGATCAGCTGCACCGGTTTGAGCAGCGACCCCGGCCCGGTGATGTTGTAGCCCTTCTCGGCGCACTCGCGGCAGGCCTGGCGCAGGGTGGCGGCATCGGCGCCGGCACGCTCCAGCTCTTGCAGGGCGCGCAGCCACTGGGTGCGCTGCTGCTCCCCTTTGGGCTTCCAGGTGATGCCGCTGACGCGGCAAAATTCTGCGATGGCGCGGTCGCCGTCCGCGCTCGTTTCGCCAGCTGCATCAGCATCTGCATCCGGGGATGGCTGTGCCTCTGTCTCTGGATCTGTATCTGCCTTTAAGCGGGCGCTATGCGCGCGCAGCTCTGGCGCTGCGCCGGAGCGCGGCGGGAGTGCTGCCGGAGCCTCCGTTGAGGGGGCAGGGGCATGCGGAGCAGGCGGCTGAGCCTGCGGCGGGCTTTGCTCCAGCGCGGCTGCGCCGGCTTTATTAGCAGCGTCCTCTTCCTCTGAGAGACCGGGTTCCCGGTCTTCCGGGGGTGGGGGCACCCGTTCCTCTGAAGCATTAAGTTGAACGGGTGCAGGCGCCCGTTCATCGGGAGAACTCCATTGAACGGGTGCAGGCAGCACGCTCTTGGCCTCTTTATCCAGCCCGCGCTGGTAGGTCTTGAAGTTGGTGAGGTAGAAATACTGGCGCCCGTCCACGCTGTAGATGGCGATCATGCCGCGGCTGGCGAACCAGTCCAGCGCGGCCAGCACGCGCTCCGAGGGGACGTCATCGCGCAGGGTGAAGAGCTTGGCCTTGACCCAGGCGGCGTTGAAGATGCCGCGGCCTTCGCAATCCACGCCCAGCGGCAAGAGCAGCCAGGTGAGGCGCGTAAAGTCGTCCGGCATTTCGTTGAAGTCGAAGGACTGGATCACTTTGGCGTGCAGGGCGCGGTATTGCACCATTTAGGGGGCCTTTTTCTCAACGGATTGGGCGCGCGCGTTGAGGATGCGCGTGGCGGCGGCCAGCTTGAGCTGGTACTGGGCCTGTAGCTCGGCGGAGACGGTGGGGCGGCTCAGCGCGCGCAGCAGCCCCAGGCGCTTGCCTTCCAGCTCGGCGCTGGCGCAATCGCCGTAACGCCGCCCGTC